AACTTTTATTGCGAGGGCTTTTAAATGCCAACTACAGTTACAGACCGTCAATTATCTGGCGGAGATTGGGCGGTTTATCTGTCCGAGCAAACAGCGCAAGGCTCTATTAATGCTAATCCAGTGTGGCAGCCAGAGCGCCGCACAGAGGGCCGCATCAAGTCAGTGCCATCATACACAACCAGCGCAGAAGTCAGTCTTGATTTTAACCCGTCACAGCAAGTTCAGGACGGGCGCGAGTCAACAGGTGAAATCAGCTTCGAACTGACCAAGCAAAAGATTAGTCGGCTGTTCGCTGCTATCTATGGCGCTGAAACTCAGGTCACAGAAACCAGCGCGACTATTGCGTCAACAGTTACAGGTTTTACATCAACAGATGCGAGCTTTACTGATATTGCGGTTGGTGACTTTATCTTTGCGACTGGCTTTGTCAACACAGCGCTAAACCGCACATATCGAGTAACGGCCAAGGCTGACGCTGACACAATCAGCACTTATCCGGCCCCTGCAGCAACCGCTGCAGCTGCGGCATCAGTGACAGTCAAGTCATTCAAGACTGCAAACGCCAACTTGCCAACGTATTTCAGCGGCCAGAATCGTGTTATTGACCAGTCGAAAGTTAACGACATTGACTTTCAGACCTTTGTTGACGGATTAATCAATGCGTTCAGCGTAGAGATTGGCGAATCAGGTATTATCACTGGCAGTCAGACAATCCAGTTTGCACGCAAGCTTGATGGTACTGGTGCAATCTCAGGCCAAACAGACGCAGCAGCAACCACTGACGCGCCATTGTCAGCAGTGCAAAACGTGGCTAACTGGTATCTGAATGACGTTACAGCATTGTGCGAACTGAAATCAGCAACTATCAGCATCAGCAACGAAAACCAGCGCGACCAAGCCGCGGGCTGTGGTGACAGATACGTTCGCGGCTCGAATCCGGTAATTACTGTTGAGGGCGTATCGCGCTCAAGTATTGCCAACAGCATGGTGATCCGTGATTACTTCAACAACGCTACACGCATCGGCTTTGCGGTTGAGTTGTCACATGGCGGAGCTGACCGGACTGTGATTGTTATTCCGCAGACTGTTGTGACGGCTTGGGACGCCGGCGACGGGCAGAACGTAATCAGCAATAACGAGTTTACGCTCACGGCTGAAAAAGACGCTGATTTAGGCTATGCAATTGCTGTTTTTAGGAATTGGCAATAGAAGGAAGGGCGCTTTATGCGCCCTTTTTGTTTTCTTTCCAGCGATTTTTAAAAGCTATGTAGCCAGCCACAAAAGCCGCCTGCCACAACCAGCGATAAGATTTATCCATGCCCCAAACGCAATAATGTTTTTTCATTTGGTTAACTCCACGTTTTCGCAACGAACCCAAATCAAATCATCAGCCGAATCGTCACCAGTTGCCGCACCTTCGATAATCCCAAGCAGCTTTTCATAAAAATTAACAGAAACAATGCCGTAAAAACTGCCGCGATATTTAACGCGCATGCTTGCTCCAAACTTTATCTTTTCAAATTCTAACTGGGTCATTTTTACATCCTTCAAAAAGTAAATTAAATTAATAAAAGTAAACATTTTTACAGCTTCGGACCGCCACGAAAATCAGCAGGCGCAGCGCCCACATGCTCAAGCCATCCAGCGACACCGCCACCGTTAGGATTAAATTTAACAAGATGTGATTGCATCTTTTCCCACTTACCGCCTTTTACAGACATGTTTTGAACGCCAACATAATACTTTGGCCACTTCACATAAACATCTTCTCCGCACACAAAAACATTGCCAGTCATAAAATAATCTGGATTTTTATCAGGCGTTGCAGCATCCCACGCTTCGCGCTGCTGTGTGCAAGCTTGGAAGTTGCAAGGTTTTTTTCTGATTACTGTGTATTTCATTTTTTATGGCCTCGGCAAAATGTTGTTGACAACTCAAATCTACCATACAATTACCAAACAACAACTCCGACCAGTGGCGAATATGAAACTCTCAGACTACAAAGAATCAACCGCACTACACAATCAAGGCGCACCAGTGGCAATCGGTGACGCCACATTTTACGTTAAGCGCATCGGCACACCTGAATGTAGCGCGTTTATTAAAAAGCTAAAAGCTGAGCTGTTCGGCCCGTTTCACAAATACCAAGATGGTGACGACAACCTGCTGATGGCGCATTTGCTGACTGAGTATCTGGTAACTAATTGGGAAGGTGTATCAACCGAGCAAAACGAGCCTTTGCCATACAGTCAAGCCGAAGCGCGTAAAGTATTCCTGAACAAAGAATACTGGCTTAGCCTGAACCTGATTTTAATCAATGCAGCCAACACGTTTGAGAACTATCTCTACGAGCAATCAGACGAGGACATCGAAGCACTAAAAAAGCCTTAACCGCCAACTTTAACGGCGGCATTTCAGATGGAGACTACAAAGCAGCGGTGCGACTTGACGCCATATCAGGCACCAATATGGCAGAACAAATGCGCCAAGAGTTAGACGCCAATAAATTGACGCATATACAACAAGAATTACTAAGCGCATTTTATGCTGGGCGCAGAGAGGCCACAGACAGAAACCGCATACCATATGCGACAATGCAACGACTTGCTGATACAATTACCTATGAATCAGATTTAGCTATTCGCTGCATTCAGGCGCTTGATGATACGTTAATCGAGCTGGTTAACGAGAAAGAGCGTAAGGATTTGGAGCGGATGAAAAGCAAAGGCGGCAGGCAATGACCGATAGAATTATCCGTATAAAACTTGATTCTCGACAAGCTGAGCAGGGCATAGACCGCCTTGATAACGATATGCGCGGATTGGGGCGCACAAGTGACGGCATACAGACCAAGTTGACGGCTGTTGCTTCTGCGCTTGCTGCGGCTTTTAGCGTTCAGCAGATTACAGCCTATGCTGACGCCTACACCAACATCCAAAACCGCTTACGTGTCGTCACAGATAGCACTGAGCAGCTAACAAGAGTGACGGCATCGCTTCTGCAAACTGCCAACGATACCCGCGCAAGTTTTGACGCGACATCGTCTGTTTATGCCACTCTCGCTAGAAGCACCGAAGAACTAAATATCAGTGAAGAAAGGTTGATTGCCATAACAAAAACAATCAACCAAACCTTTGCCATTGCCGGAGCTACAGCAGACGAAGCAGGGAGCGCAATTAGGCAGCTATCTCAAGGCTTGGCATCCGGAGCTTTGAGGGGGGATGAATTTAACGCTGTTGCAGAGAACTCGCCAGGGATATTGAGGGCGATAGCAAAAGAAACCAAGCTGACAATTGGCCAGTTAAGGGATTTTGCGTCAGAAGGCAACATAACTGCTGAATTGCTGATAAGGTCCGTTGAAAATTACTCCACTGTTGTGCAATCTGAATTCGATAAAACAAACCGGACTTTTCAGCAATCGGCTGTTGTAGCAAAAAACAATGCCACTGCGTTTGTTGGATCAAGTAAGTTGGTTCAGGGCGCAACGGAAGCGGCAGGAAATGCGCTGGTTAATTTTAGTGAAAACCTAGAGACAGCATCGCAAGCCATAGTTGCTATTACTGCAGTTATAGCTGGCAGATACGCTGCCGGATTGGTTGCGGCAAATGCTGCAGCTATCCAATTGGCTGTTGGAGTTGCTACTGGCAACGCAAGCTTGATAACTGGGGCCAAAGCAGCTGCTGGGAAGGCTGCCGCTGTTGCCCAATCCGCTGCTGCTGACTTAGCTGCTGCGCAAGCATCCGCGGCGGTAACTGCTGCAGAAAGAGCCAGATTTGCAGCAGTTCAGGCATCAATAAAAGCAGATTTAGAGCTGGAGACTGTCAGGCTTAGGGCGCAAATATCAGATATTGGCAGACAGCAAAGCATTCAGCGCCTTACTGCTTTACGTCTTGAGCTTGCGGCAGCAACTACCGGATTGGCAAGGGCGGAAGCCGCAGCCGCTGCTAGTGAGGCTGCTGTGGCCGCATCGGCTAATGCTGCTGCTGCGGCAACGACAAGGTTATCGGTTGCGCAATCAGCAGCGACAGTCTCAGGTAGGGCGCTTGGCGTTGCTCAGGGTGGGCTTTCTGCTGCCTTAGCGCTTGTAGGCGGACCAGTGGGGGCTGCAATATTGGCGGCTGGTGGTTTAGCTTATTTTGTTGTTCAGGCAATATCATCGCAGCGCGAAGCTGAGCGGCTTGCTAATTCTGCCAGAGGCTTAAACTCTGAGCTTGAAAAAACAAATAAGATTTATGAGAATTACCAAAAAACACAGCAATCAGCCGCAGAGCAAGCTGTATCCGGACTTGGTCAGTCAGAACTGCAAGCTCAGTTTAGTAAATCATCGGCGCTGGTTGAGATTTATAAAAAGCGCATTGATGATTTAAAAGAGGCTGGCGCATCTTATGCCCGTATCGCTGATGTTGAGGAAAAACTAAAGCAAGAGCAGTTAACGCTTGAAGCTATCAATAAAGCGTCGCCACAAACAGCAAAAGGCACTCAGGACTTAGCTATAAGGCTTGCTGACCTTGCCGCACAAGTAAACCTGACATCCATTGAATACTCTGTATTTGCTGAGCGCCAGCGCTTAATGAAAGACGGCTTTAGCACTAACGAAATTGATAAATACATCGAAAGCTACCGAGATTTATTGCTGCTACAGGAAGAAGGCAGGGCCAAGACTAAAACTGGATCCGATATTGATTCTCTATTTAGTGGTTCGGATAACTTGTTTAGTGGCTCTGGCTCTGATTCAGGACAAAACGACGAGTCAACAAACCGCATTAATGAGCGCATTGCTGCGCTAAAACTAGAAACTCAAACGCTAGGCTCTGAACTGACGTTACAGCAAGGCATTCGCCAAGGCTTTATCAGTCAAGAGCAGGCGCAGCTTGATTTGCAAACGGCTAACAAGATTCAGAATGCGATTACAGAGCGCGAATTATTGCTGGCAGAAAAGACGATTACAAAAGAGCAAGAAATGGCGGCTGAAATGGCATTTACTGCTAACCTGATCGCAATCACTCAGAGCTACGAGGAGCAAAAAACAGATATTGCAAGGCAGCAAGCTTTAACCCGTATGCAAATTGAGTCTGATACGCAGCAGACCTATCTGGAAACAACGCAGATTGCCCTTGGTGCGCTAACTGATTTACTAGGTGGCAGCACTGGCGCTGTTAAAGCATTAAAGCTGCTGCAGGCTGGAGCTAATGCGTTCCAGATTTATGCAGCATCAGAAACGGCTGCCGCTTTGATACTGGCAACGCCTCCTGGTCCCGTACTGAACCCGTCATTAATCGGGTTAGCTAATGCGGTAAGAATCAAGGGCAAAATATCTGCTGGCGCGGTATTGGCTGCTGGCGCGGCTTCTACTTTTGGTGGTGGTAGTTCTGGTGGGTTTAGTGGTGGAGGAGGTGGATCATCATCACCTGCAACACTACCAACAACACCACAATCAGCACCAAACGTGCAAACATTAGAAATACGAGGCCTTGACGAAATCCGCGACGAGTTGCGCAATCAGGATGGTATGGTTTCAACTCGATTTGTTGCTACAATACTCGACAAGATAAGCGACGCAAACAGAATTAGAGGCGAAGGCTAATGCAAGCAGGCGGATATTACTTAGGCGGTGACACATTAGTCATAGGTGGCGCTGATACGCCTCAAAGCTACATCATGTATCAGAACCTGATGCAAGGCGCTACGGTAACCGCTGGTGGCGATGTTGGACGACTGCACGACTGGATGACCAACGTGTTTTACTCTCGCGCATCCGGAACCAATACGATTGATTTAACCATTGTTCCAGACCAGATTAACTGCGTGGCATTGGCTGGCGTCAACTGGCTATCCGGTGGCGTTACGTGCAGGTTTTATACGTGGAATGGCTCAGCATACGTCCTGCAATGCGATTTATTCAGCAATAAAGACGGGCGGCCAGTTATGCGCGTGTTTCCATCAGTCAGCACTGACAAAGTACGTTTTGTATTCACGTCAACCGCTACACTGTATGTCGGTGAGGCTGCTTTCGGAACTGCTCTGCAAATGCCGTCTTGCCCTGCTGTGGGTTATCAGCCTGCTCGATGGTCAGACAATGACGAAGTGAGCGTGAGCCAAACTCAAGCCCTAAACTTTGGCGCTTCGACTATTGAGCGTAGAGGCTCAACTGAAGTGATGCAGTTTAACTACTTGCCTTATGACTTTCTGGACAACCAGTGGTCAGCGTTTCGTGAGGCGGCGAAGGGCAAGCCTATATTTGTTGGATTCAATCAAAAGGATATGCCCGCAGCTGTTGTTCACGGGCATTGGAGGCAAGGAACACCTAAATTCGATACTAGCTATTTTTCATCTGTTCAACTAACGATAGATGGGGTGGTTTAATAATTTAATGCCGATATAAGCGGATTTTTGGTAAAATAAGCCTCTCTGCCATGAACGCCTTTTGATATAATCCGCAAGAACTGTCTTTTAAAATCGACAGCCACTGGCAGGCTTTCATGTGGTGTCAGAATTCCTATTTGATGAACCTCGCCAGATTTCATCATTACTGCAGAATTTAACGGATAAATACTGGATAAATGTCCTATGTCACCATCTGTAGTCGTGTCTTCGTGCTCCGTGTGCCAGATGGCGCAGGTGTCATCCATGTTGTTTGCAAGCAGCACCTTAACATCACGCTCAAGTTCAACATTATGCCTAGACCCCCATCCTCCACCGCCCCACGCATAAATTTTATTTGGAAGCCTGCCAGCTTCAGTGTGTAAGGCTCTTCCAAACTTAGCTCTATCCCCACGATGTGCGTTACCTTTAACTGCGATTGATTCATCAATAGTTAGAAAGCCTATATCACCTTTTTCAATATAAGTTGACTCTAAAATCTTACCATATCCAGTCCTAATTTCTTCAGGAACAGAATAAGGATCGCCCTGAATAAAAGGCATCATCAAACAGCGTATTCCTGAAAACTCTGGAAACTCAATTTTAGATTTAAACATAATATTCTCCGTTTGTTGTTGACACAAAAACAATACCACAACCACCCCTATCAACAAATCCGACCAGTTTGCTATACTAACCAAAACCATCAGGGCTTAAACATGGCATTCAACGACATCAAAAGACAATCTGGCCGAATAGCCTGTACAATATTTGAGATTGACCTAGACATCAACGACCCAAGTCTTGATGCAGAGTTTGCCGCAAACCCGAACAGCTACGGCACGCCAAAAACGACCAACGATGTTAGAGCATGGCTTGCTGGCTCAGTGCGGACGTATCGCTACAGCGACCAATACATTGCTAATCTTGATTGCTTTCCGAACCTGCGCAGCGCAAAGAGTAATCCGCCAAAAGCGAATCCTGGCATCGACATTGGCTTTCGTGCCACTGCCACAATCGACATTGACGATTTTGAAACCAATGATGCTTATGAAGTGCAAGGCTTATACAGCGGCAGGCGCGTCGAAGGCTCACACTTTGCCAAGCTGTTTGCCAGAAACTTTGTCAAAAACCGTCCGGCACGCATCCGTCGTGGCTATCTAACTGATGCAGGCGTTTACGATGAAGCAAACTTTCAAACTGAGCATTACATAGTTGACCAATACCAAGGACCGACATTGGCCGGAAAAGTAGACTTTGACCTTGTAGACGTTTTGGCTCTAACTAACGGCATCAACGCAAAAGCGCCTGAAACGACCAACGGCACGCTGAATGCCGCGATTGATAACGTAGAGACTGCCATCACAGTAAACCTTGAATCAGGCTTAACTGCTGCTGATATTGAAGCTAAGTTTGGCACTAACGGTGCTATCGGCTTTTTAGCCATCGGTAGCGAGTACATGGGGTATACAGTGACTAGCGCTACTGGTGTGAGCCCTGTGGTTATGACGATTACCCGCGCAGAGTATGGTACTGTTGCAAGCTCTCACGCCATTAATGCCACGGTGCAAAAGTGCATAGCTTATGACGATACAAACGTCATGGACGTCATGGATGATCAAATAAGAAATCAGACAGATATTGATGAGACTTACATACCAACTGATGAATGGAATGATTTAAAAACCGGAGAGCTTTCTCTTTTCCAACTTAAAAATATCATCGCCAAGGAGACGGAAGTAAAGAAAACAATCAACGAGCTAATTCAAATAGCAGGCTTGACCGTTTACGTTGATGTTGTGGAAAGAAAAATAAAAGTAATAGCCACCCCAAACTTTGATAATCCGGTCATTACTTTTGACTCAGTTGAGCATTACGAAGTCGGCACATTCGATGCGCCTAATGACTTTGATAAATTAGTAACGCGACAACTGGTGCGCTGGGCACCAAAAGACTACTCTAAAACAGAGGATAGCAACTGGACAAAGACTTTCCGAGTTGCCGCTATTCTGGAAGAATTGCCGGAGAGATTGGGGGTTAAGTCAGACGGCAAAGAGGTTTTATCAAGATGGCTTCCCAATACGGTCAACGGCAACCAGATTGCTACGGGTATCGCACAGCGCAACGTCGCAAGGTTTAGCCAGATACCTAAGCGGGTCAAGTTTGAAGTCGATTCAAAGTATATCGGCACTTTGGAAAACGGTCAGCGTATGTGGGTTGGCTCGGTGTTTAACTGCATCACGCCAGCCAAGGTGTTTTGTAATGGTTCGTTCGAGCCACAGATACTGACCTGCCAATGCACGTCTGTTGTGGCTTCACGTAGGTCGGATAAGTGGACAGTGGAAGGGATATCCTATCAAGCCAACATACCACCAAACGCTGACTACTACATTGATGCAGGTGAATACCTTGATTATGTGCTGTCTGATAACTTTGATTTCAGCGCTACAGATAAGGAATACATTGTTGTTATTAACTCGGGCGCTGTTTTTGGCTCAACGACGACTGCTGAAGCTGGATTTAAACAAGGCACGTTTGGCGCTGGCTCAACATTAAAGCTGATTATCCAAGGGCAGATAATTGGCAAGGGCGGTGCAGGCGGCTCTGGAGCTGACCCAGTTTATGATACTGAGCTAAATGCTTGCACGTTTTTTAACGGTAATGATGGTGAGGATGGCGGCCCAGCAATGGAGTTTACGACGGATGTTATTATAGATAACAGCTTTGGCCTTATTGCGTCAGGTGGCACTGGAGGAAAAGGCGGTGACGGCATATGTATCGGGCTGCTGACCTTTGGTGGTGGCGGTGGCGGTGGCGGTCAGGGTTTCCAAGGCGGTGCAGGCGGCTCAGGTGGCAGACCGACATTAACAGGGGGTGGCTCAGATGGCAACGTTAACTTTGCAGGAAATGGCGGATACCCGCAAGCCAGTTCGGGCGGCTCTGGTCAGGCTGGCGACCAAGGCGGATCATTGGGCGGAGGCGTCGCAATTATCACCAACGGAAATACAGTTAATATCACCGCAGGCAACAACAGCGAGCAGATTAAGGGAGCTATTATCTGACAACTGGTCGGAGTTGTTGTATTATTAATGCAGATTAATTTGGAGTTTTATCAATGTATCAATACAGTAATTCATTAATACGCCAGTTTCCTAGCTCTGTGACTGGCAATGCAGCGGTTGGTATTCAGGCTACGGTTTATGTTGGTAATACAGGTGCGCTTGCCTCTTTGTTCGAAAGCAACGGCACTACGCCAAAATCAAATCCAGTTACCACTGACAGTAAAGGATTTTATTCATTCTCTGTTGCTGATGGTGATTATCGTATTTCATTTTCAAACAGTCAGTTTCCAGACCTGCCGTTTACCGTTTTAGATGGTGCAGCAATTCGGGAAGAATTTGACGCTTTAGTTGCATCAAATACAGCCTTTAGAAATGAACAGCAAGCCGCTTATGATGCTTTTGTTTTATCGCAAGGATGGGACCAAGTAGGAACATTTGCTACTGGATTCACTTACACATCACCTAATCAAGTAGGGCAGGATGCTGACGGCAACTGGTGGCGCTGGAATGGTGCATTTAACAAGGTTGTAACTGCTGGCACATTGCCAAGCTCTGACGCTAACTATAAGCTGGTTGGTGATGGGGTTTTGCGTAGTGATTTGGCTTCATCAAGCTCTGATGTTCTTGTTGGCGGAGTTGATGCTGGAACTTATGAAATACAAGTCAGTAGTGTGCAGACTTTATTGAATGCCCCACTGGTTGATGGCAGAACATACAGCGTTAAAGCTTACCACCAAAACTGGCCATCATATTATAAAGAACCTGACGGCGGCGGCACTTTCACTTATGTTGCAAGTAAACCTAAATCAGAACATGACGGCGGCATAGTTATTGACCCGCTTAAAGTCTTTCCGACTGACTGGACAAATGAAACGAAAAAAACCACATGGTTCACTCCGTCAGTATCCGGTATAGGGTGTTTTGTAAGAAACAACGTAGATGTAATTGACCCGTTGCTTTATGGCGCACCAGAAATAGATTTGAATGCAAACTCTACAAAATCGGTTCAACAAGCAATTAATGCATGCGAAGCTCGCGGCTGGCCTGAAATGCGTTGCAAATACCTTTATGCTATCTTTTCCAACTTAATTGTTGACAGGCCGATAGGCGCTGGGGAGCCAAACGCTTACTGGAATGTCACATCTGATGAGCGTGGCGGTTTGGTGTGTCGTTTTGCTGGCGCCTTATTTTCTACAAGCATAGAGCAGGCTGGAGATGACCCAGTGTGCCAATTGATAAGATTTAAAGGTGCTCAGCTGTCTGGTGACGGCAACGGTACAGACAGGTTTATTCTTGACGGCAATAAGTTTTTGCGCGTCAGCTTCGATCAGTTCACCGCAACTTTCATACGCTGCTTAAACACCACTGGTAATAAATACGTACAGAGCATTTATTTTAACAGCGGCAACATCCGTAAATGCACAGGCACTTTCTTTAATGCCGACATTGGCTACGATGTGAAAATATCAAGCGGGACGTTAATGGAAGCGCACGGCGGGGATGCGTTCAGGATTAAAACGCCTATAGGATGCTCTTTAATTGGCTCCAATTTAGAAGGCATCAGCGGTACAGCCTTTGACTATGAGCGCGCCCAAGGGTTGGCGTTTTTAGGTATGTACTGGGAGGGCAACGGGAGAGACATCGACGGTTCAAATATGGATGCCTCAGTTTCATATGGTGTGGCTAATATAGGTGGTTATCACTCTGTATCTGATTTGGGTTACAGTGTTAAATGGGGTCCAACGTTCGGTGGAATAAGTGCTGGTAACTGGGCGACTGGAGACATGCACGAATTTACCGATCAGCCAACATCTCAAATAACTCTAATTCAGGACGTTGCTCAAGACGTCTTAACAAACGAGTTTGCTGTAAATAGCGGAGGTGTGTACTCAGAGGCTGGAACACCTTTAACAATACGCACATCGGGGTCGGCTTCTTACACGACAGTTACTACATATTCAAACTACACACTCAGAGATGGTTACGTTAATTTTGATTTTGTGGCAACAGTGACCAGCACAGCTACAAATACGGCAGGCAACATTTTCATCTCTGCTGGGCTGCCATTTGCGGCGGCAGCGATCGACTTATTTGGCGGTAATGTTGCAATACAAGGTGAGGGGTCTAGCGCAGTGCGCGTTAGTAGCGTCACTCCGACCCGTGTTGAGTCTTATGACGCAATAATGCCCGCATTAAATAACGGCGAGACAGCCACAATTTCGGGCAGTCTCAGATATAAAATATGAAATACCAAAAATTCAAGCACTTCTGCACCGAGCGCCTGCTAAAGTGGGGTTTGCACTCTGACCATTTCGTGGAGCTGTCAGCAATGCTGGTGGCTCATGAGTCTTTAGGAAAAAATCATGAGAGTTGTTGTATTAATCAAAACAGAAGAAGGCTTCCGAGCGAAGACTTTGGAGTGAAGAATGAATTACTTTAGCAATTCAGAGTTAAATTGTCGGTGCGGCTGCGGGATGACAATAACAAAGCCGCTATTGGACAAACTGAACAAGGCGCGTGAACTTGCTGGAGTGCCATTTGCTGTAACAAGCGGCGCTCGATGCAAAGAGCATAACCGCAAAGTTGGTGGCACTCCAAACAGTGCCCATACTCGCGGTATGGCGGTTGATATTGCCTACCAATCTAGTCGCGCAAAGTTTTCCATCATTAAAGCCTTGCTTGATGTTGGGTTTGTTCGAGTTGGTGACAATCAGAAGAAGTCTTTTATCCACTGCGACATTGACGACTCATTGCCGCAAAATGTTTTCTTTGATTATTGAGGCAACAAAAATGCAATTAATACTAAACCTACTGAAAGTAATAATGGTGCGTATGGCAACAAAGTACGCCGCCGATTTAGTTGTAACGCACACTATCAAGGCCCTTGAGAAAGCTGCCATCAGCACCGAAACAACAATCGACGACGAACTTGTCGCAAAATTTAAAGCTGAAAAAGATTTTATTGTAAATACTATCAATTCAGCCATATAATGGACTCGACACACTCCACGTCCTGTTGATTGACCTTAGCCGCAGCTTAACCCACTGCGGCTTTTTTATATTCGTAAACAAGCCCAAGCGAGCAAGGAACGACAGCCGCTATTTTTTTAGGCTCCATTCCGACACTTAAAAGCTTAATTATTGCAGATTTTTTAAGACCTTTTTTTCTCGGCATATTGCACAGAGTCCTGAGCCTTGAATTTTGCTCCTGCAATGTTTTAACCTTTTTCCTTAGCGAGTTTATTTCACTTTTAAGATTTAGGTATTCTGCAAGGTCGCTCATAACGCTCCGGCGCCTTTTGTAGGCTGTAGTGGTTAATTGTCATAATAATCCTCGGCTATGGCTGACAAAACAACAGCGCATAGCCAGAGGATGGTTATTGATAGTAGGGTCATTGCTGAGCCTTAGCGCGGAGCTGCCTTGCATAATCAAGAATCATGTCGACTCTATCGCCTACAGTTTCACAGTATCGGCCATCTTCGAAATCAACTGCTGCATCAATCGCATTCGCAGCCACTTCCGCATCGTGGGCGGCTAGGCACTGTCTGGTCGTCGATTCGCAAGCGCCACTTAGCCTGCCTTTCGCCTCGCTGCCATTCCACATAAAATTTAGAGCCTCAATGGCTGACGAGCGCAAATTATTAACATTTGCCGCCAAAGCATCACGCTCAGCTTGTAGTGCGTTAATCTCAACGATTAATCGCTCAGCGTCACATAAATCAAGTTTAACCTTGTGGCTACCTGTCTGCATTCCGCATTTTGGTAAGTCACTTATAGCCCTTTCTAGGCGCTTAATTGCTATGCTCATAATCTATCTCCCAACTTCTCCGCACACTGTATCAACTCAACCACACGATAAGACGCCGCAGAGCGCGCACGGAGAATGTTATAGCTGAAACCCATACTTAGGTCATAGTTAAAGCCAGCCTCGCTGCAAATCGAATCCAGAATGCTATAAAGCTGGTCTTTGTTTCTGCACAGTGACAGTTGGTTTTTGGCTTCGTTTAGGCTGTTCATTTTAGCAGCTCCGGATTTTGGTAGATGTTGCCAATAACTTCGATTGATTCACGCTCACCTTTTATGTTGTAGTCATAAAACCACTTGCAGTAAGGGTCTGTGTAGTTAGCTCTGAATGCCGCAAATCTATCTGAGTAATCAACCTTCGCTATTCCGTTATGGTCTTTTATTATGTCCCCCTCATAAATCTCAACGCCGTTTTTGTCGGTTAGTCCTGTAAATTGCATGATGGCGTCAGGACTCCCTTCGCGCGGTATAATCATTCCTCCGCTACCAAGTGCGCCGATACCTTTATCTGTAACGTAATACACTCTATGCATTTCATGCCCATCCCAACCTCTGAACTTAATAACTCTACTCATCACCCACACTCCTTCTCAAATTGTTCACGAGTCGCACTTTCTCTATCAGCCTCAAAGTGCAGCTCTGCGTTTTCTCTCTCAAGTTCAGCTATGCGCTGCTCGTTTCTGTCGTTACGCGCATCTCTGACTAAGCAGATGATAAAACCGCCGACAAAGACGCCTGCCAGCCACGTTAAAAATCCTTCTATTGGGTTCATATCACACCCCTCATCACCAAACCTTCATAAATCACATAGCCCAATACAACGTTTATGGCTATGTAAAACAATGCGCCCCACAGATGGCGGCGGTCGCGCTTAACCTGGCGTTTTAGGTTTTCGCCAGAATCAGAATAATTAAGCAATGGCTTGAACTCCATACACTAATTCCTCTAGTTTTGTTTTTATAGCATGCAGCTGTTTCACTACATCAGAATCATCAAGTCGAACATTAAGCCAAAACTCGGTTCCTGTAACAGTAAGCCATCTGTCGTTTACTGCAATGTCCATGCACTTTTCTTGCTTAATTCCATGCAACCACTTGCAGTTAAAAATAAACACAAGCTTGCTTATCTCCGCTATTATGTCGCAGATTGGCTGCTCTGCGCCGGATAGGGCTTGTACGGTTTTTTGTTTGCGTTTTTCTACTGACCAGCGCCCGACCGCTTGAGCGCTGATGTTGTAGAATTTTGCTAGGTCTTGGTTTGTCATGTTATGCGCCTCTGGTTAAATAAAATGCGTGGATGAAACCAGACTCTTTCCAGCCTTTTAACGGCAATCCGGCAGCCTTTGCAGCTTTCAGGACTTGTGGCAGGTGAAATCCTTGGTTATCCAAATCCATTGGATGCGCGGTTATTCCACTATCCGTTTGGATAAAGTTCACGCCGTTTTCTACCGCTATTGTTTTCGCTTCCATCTTCTCACTCCGGTTCGTTATCTTGTTTCGATAAGTAAACTATAGTTTATACAAACCAAGGTTTCAAGCTTATTTTTACTGGTCGGAGCAGTCAAAGCGCAACAACAGAAACAGGGTAGCAGCGAAAACGCTCAAACAAGCAAGCCGGAATATTATCCGGCTGCTCTGAGGTTAGATAGGTGAACCGTTTCCCGTTGGGTAGGGATATTTGATAGGCTTTCAAGTTAAACTCTAATGATTAAATAACCAGTGTTAACATTAGTTCCCGATTCCTTAAAGCTGCCGACAGGTAAATCATGCCACTCGCCTTTAACCAGTTTGTGGTCATACCATGCTGATGCGGGTAAGACTGAAACGAGTCTACCGCCTTGTTTTACAAACTTCTTGGCGTGTTCAATGTGCTTGACGTAATGTTTTCCGTAAAACGGCGGGTTCATTACCACGGCGTCATAAATTGGATCCGGCGCTGTGTCCAGAAAATTAGCTGTTAGCACACTGTGACCCTTTGCACGGGCTTGGTTTGCTCGACCAGCGTGGTATTCGATACCAACACACGTAAAACCAGATAATCGTAATTCATCCAGTATAGCGCCATCGCCACAGCTTGGTTCTAAAATTAGCGCGTTTTTATCAAGATAGATAGAGCTAATAATTAGTTTCACTACAGCGTTAGGCGTAGGGTAAAACTGCAAGTCTGTTGATACTTCCGTGCTTTGAGCGCGCTCACCTTTTTCATGTGCGTCCGGTAAAACTTCCCCGTAAAACTCATGTAAGGCATCATTGACGATCTTCAAAGCGCGTTCGTTAAAGTGGACGTGCGCGTTACCATTTTTAAACATCTTCACGCTTAAACCTAATCGCGACAGTTCAAAATCTTCAATGCGTAACCTGTATTTCTGGATAGTGTTCAGTTCGTCCTCAGTCAGCTTAGGTTCTGCTGAAACCTGCAGCATAGCCTCGCATATGTCTTTCAACCTATCAGATCCCCAAGTGCCGTAACCGTTGAAATTAGACAATATTGCACGCTTAGGTAGCTTATTAACGCCAAAACCAAAGTTAGAGTGGGATTTGTAAAACTTATCTAAGTTACAAAACGCTTCGGCCAAACCTTTCAGGATATAATAGCGCGGGTTTTCCCAGTATCGACCAAAGGTGGCTTGCAGGTTTTCCAAAGTTAATGGTGCAGGGTTAGTTAACGACTGATTAAATTTACGCTTATCTTCAGCGCTGAATACGTTATCTAAACCAAGCCGCATATAAATCGCTTTCCAAGCACTTGATAATAAAATGCGCTGACCTTGTGTTTCGCTTGGGTAGCTTCTGTTGATAAATGATTCACCAGTAGGGGCGCCAATAACCTGAACCGCATTGTATATGCGTCCTTGAGCTTGGTTAAATTCTTCAATCTCTGCGATTAGGCTTTCAGACTTCTGCCGGTATTCAACCACAATATCGCGAACTGTATGCGGGTATGCTAGTTGATTCACTTCTTCTCATCCTTCTTAAACTCCAAACACCTAACAACAACTCCGCCATGATACCGTTCAATAACTGGCATCGTATCAAATGGCAGCTTGCTGCAGTCTTTATCTCTATGAGCGCACACTCTGCACATGCTGGCTTTTGGGTGGGTCATGTCCATGAAAAAGCCTCGTCAACCATTGATTCTATTTCCTCCGCTCCGTATGTGGCGTGATAACCTTCCTTGCCGCCAAAAAGTGGAACTTCAAACAGCAAGTAAAATCCATTGCAAAAATAAACAACTGCGCCACCATCCTGAAACATATTGAAGTAATGGCGCTCACCATCTGCTTTTAACTGCTTTATTTTATCAATAGCTTCTTGTTTTTTATCTTCCATCACTCACCCCACTAATTTAATAAAAAACCCACTCTAACACTGATTAGGTGATAGAGTGGTTGGACCTGTGTTACATGCAGTGCAGCGCGCGGCGGCAAGATAAACCGATTGGAGCAAATGGAATGTCTGGGTCTAATCCGCCTTGCTGCTGGTTGAATCCGCCTTGCTGCGGCGCGGCCTGATTAAACCCGCCTTGTGCTGGACGCTGCTGATAACCGCCTTGCGCTGGTGACTGCCGCGCCGGTCGTTGCTGTTGCAGGGATGGTTGCTGTGCTGTTGCAGCGCCTTGTGGCGCATAAGCAACGCCTAGCTTTGCATCCAGCAACTGTATAGACAACTGCAAACCGTTCTGACCCTGATACTGCTTGATTGCCAGCTTATCGCCAGTCAGCTCAACAATCGAATCTTTCACTAGCACCGATTGATAAAACTGAACCTGTGCCGGAGCTTTGGCGAATACAGCTGCTTCGTAGTTGGTCCACTGCTCCGTTTTTGTTTCGCGGTCGTAATACTTCACGCCAATACGAATACCAAAACCCGTCGAATCACCAGCCTGAAACACTGATGCGTCTTTGTTTAATTTGCCTGTTACTGTGGTGGCCATTATTTGTTTTTCCTTCTGTTTAGAATTCGTTTTAAGCGCTGGACGCTAACTGTGTCATACACTATCTTTTTAGGGTGTTGATACCACCAAGTTAAACCTTGACAGTCCTCCATCGTCGTTCCGCCTAAAAATTCAGAGCTTTTAGACCGCCACTTTCTCAAAGTGACGACGTGAACGCCTAGAAATTCGGCGGCCTCCTGAGTTGTCATTGTGTCTGTCATTGATTAAACGCCTCATATATCTCCTGCAAATCACGCAGTGCGATTTCTGCCTTTGCGTCAAACTCGCGCATCATATTTTCATCGCGAGCAAACTTGACGCTGTGCAGCTGCTTTGTTTTGAATCGTGGATCGTACTTCGCAACGTGCCAGAAGTCAGCTCCGGACACCCACATGCAAAACTGGATTTGCTTAAATTCTTCTTTCTTTGGCATGTTGTCGCGCACGAACTTAATAAACTCGCGGCTTGACCATGGGCACTTAAGCTCAAGTCCTGCCCCATCACTGCAAATGCCGTCAGGCGAACAGCCAAAGCTGCCAGTCAGGTCTTTATAGATAAATGGCACTTGCTCCACAGCTAATCCGGTAATGAATTCAAACGCAGCATAGGCGCTCGATTCGTGATCACGGCCCCACTGCAAAGCCTTGGCGTTTATTTCCTCTGGCAGCTCACCGGTTAACGCTTCTGCTGCTTTTTCTGCCAGATAGTTTTTGTAGGTGTCAGTCGATTCACCAGCCAGAAAATCACTGGCTTTGCTGGCCGTGATAACGCCTAAGCGAATTTTGAACCACTCAGGAGAGCGCTGCTCAATTAGTGAAGGGTCAAAGCCTAAGCGCGCTGAATGCTCGGATAGTTGAGCAAGTATTAATTGTTTTGAAATTTGCATTTTTGGCGTCCTTATTGGCTGGCTGGTGCGCTGTCTTTGTTCATGCGCTTCAGCTTTTCAGAAAGTAAGCCGATCACAATGTTTGCATCCTGCTCTGGCAGCTGATTGAATCCAAAAACTCCACCGTATTTCAGCACATTCATGCAGGCGTGGTTCATTACTGCTGACTCTTCTGATGCTGTTGCAGCCAGCAAGTCATAGAATTGCCCAATTTGCTCAGGCGTTGCGTAAATTACTTCGGCTTCTTTATGGTTGCGGCTTTCGTCGTTTTCGCCAGTCTCCAGAGCAAACGCTTTCACCAGAGCAACTTTTGTGGCGTAAGTGTTGATTTTCCCAGGCGCTTTGTCGCCGTTATCAGCGCCATGAGCCGTAACAATGTATGGCACAAAGTCGGTCGGGTCGTCGATATTTACCAGCTTAACTTCCACTTTGCCTTGATACAGTGATTGCTTGCTGCCGCTTTTTGATACAAGCTCATCTGTTTTAAATATCTCTCCAACCTCTGAAACCTCAAGGTTAATGCCGTGCTTAATCATTGACGGGCGAAGCTTTGCGATCACTTCATCGTATTTTACGCCGGTGCCTTGCCCTGCACTTGCGCGCTTGATGTAATCGACATCTATCATCACAGCATTGATGCGCTGGCGAATGTTTTTAATCGGCTGCTCGGCCTGTTGTGTTTTTGTTGTCATAATTCCTCCGTTGTTGACAAAACAATAGTAGCAAATCCGCTACTATATGCAATCTATTTATTCGGGATTAGATAAATTATCCAAAACAAACTGCTTCATAGCCTGCAAGCCAAAACAAACGGCGCAGATGTGACCTTTATCCGCAAATCCAGACAGTACAGCCATTTGCCTGTCAAAATGTTGGCGAGACTTTGCGCCAGATAAAGACTTGGTGCAATCGTAACGCTTAGCCTCCATGCACATCGCAGGATTGGTCATTATAAATATGTCGGGCGCACCATCGAGTACACCCTTCTTTTTATCCATAACAAGGCCAGAAACCGGCTTCATGCTTTCGTTTGGAATGTGAAGTATCAGCTCCGCATATTGCGGATATTGGTATTTGAACCACGACACAAAGCTGATTAAATCTGCATCCTCGCTGTTGCATTCGCCGCGATACTGCCCGCCATAAACCATAATATTTTCAGGTATCATGGCGGTGTAGTTTTTTGTTATTTTTAGTTGACGAAAGCCAGCACAGCTAACAGCGTTACTCATTGGCTGCCGCCTGACTCGACGCGCTGCATTCCTGCTCCACAACCTCACCAGCACTAGCAAACTTCTTGCGGTTAATTACTGAATAACCTTTATCGTTTATCCGGTGCGTGATATGCGTTGGAGATTCCGCAAAATGATTGATAGCCCCTGATATTTCTGCTGCAGTGCGTGGCCGCATGATTTTGTTTTTCTTATCCGGCAGTGGAGCGTGTTGCATTAACCATCTGTACCACATGTTTTTTATGTGCGGCTGAGTGCTGAACGGACTGAAAAACTCCCGAGCCACTTCGTTTTTCATCACTCCATTATCTGAATATTCAGCATCTAATTCATAAGTTACGATCACATTATCGCCTTTACCTGCAGCTGCATAAAAACGCTTAACCGGCTTAAAATCAGCATCAGTGTATGCCTTACCTAAAAGCTTGGTGTTAGGATCAATCAGTACGGCATGGCACACGCGACACTCTTTTGCTGTGGTGTCGTTTTTATCTCCGCAGTTCTTGCAGTCGCGGCTTATCCAGAAGTGATCGCATCTTTCGCCATCGCCATGAATGCCGGAACACCGACGAGCAAATTTACTGTTTAAAGTGGCGCACTTCGGGCATTCAATCATATCAGCGCGTTTATCGCTTGAGCGCTGGGCCATGGCTTGTGTCAGCATCGGGTCATCGTAAACAGTGCCTAATGATTCAAATGTGTCTGTGAAATCCCACACTAGAGCATCATTCTTTACTAAGCCTGCTGATTGTTGCTCTGGTTTTAGGTGGCGCAGAACACGGCCGACAAGCTGAGTTATCAGCGTTAAGCTGCCAATGCGCCGGAGTATTACAAGGAAGTCCCAGCGAGGCACGTTCACGCCAGTTGTTAGGCATGAAATCTGAATTACGTATTTCAGTTCGCCAGATTTTGCTTTGTCTAAGATTGTTTTACGCGCTTTGGTGCTGGTGTCATCCGTAACAATTCCCCATGTTCCAGCAGGCAAACACTCTGCAACTTGTTCACAGTGCTTTTTGCTGGCGCACGTTATTAAAACGCCAAGTCTGCTTTGCGCCTCACGCTGCACCAAATCCATGATTTGTTCTGTCATAGTGCGATCTTTGCAAAGCTTGCGGCCCATAGCTGCCAATTCTTTTGGCGTGAAATCATGCGCCCCATCTCCTCCAGATGGTTTAAATTCCTCAAGGTTGTAATGGTGCTCATCATCACCAAAACCGAACACAGGCGGAACTAGGAAGCCCAGGCTTATCAGGCGCAAAGTGCCAACATCTGAAAGCTGATGCTTCCAAAAGCTGCCCTTGATTGATTCAGTGCCGCGATACGGTGAACCGGTATAACCAACTATCCGCACCTTTGGATTTTTCAGCATGAAGTGCGCTATTATTTTGGCGTATTGGGTGAATTCTCCACTGTAAAAATCCTCACCAGCAAGCATAGCCTTAATGCAATTCTCCACATCCTGCCAGTCAACATGGTGACACTCATCAATCGCGATCAGCGAAGGTATCCACTGACTAAACGCATTTAGCAGATGATTGGCAACCGTTCCCTCAGTTCCCATGACGCAATCAAACACGGTGCTGAACTTGTTTAAGCTTGCGCTAAATATTGAGTTTTTAACTCCAATCGACCACGCATCATCTGAATTTTGCTGGATTAACTCACCCTGACGGGCCAGCACCAGCGCTTTGCCGCCGAGATTGGTAACGTGCTGACAGATGAAGCCGATATTCAAAGTTTTTCCAGCTCCAACCGACATATTGTGGTAAGCAGGTTCTGCCGATGTCTTGCAGTGCTCAATCGTGGCGATGTGCGCTGGAAGTTGATACTCCGGTCTTAATTCGTACATTTAAACACTCCTGTTTGTTGATTTTTTTCTATAGCGCTGTGTCGCGCCTATTATTTACGCAAGCTTCGGATTAATATAAATCGTGCCTTCATGCTCGCAGATGTAGCCGCGGCGTTGGAGTTCAGGTAGATACTCATCTTTCAGCTTGTTAGTTAACCCAGTGACGTTAGCAATTGCGCCCCTGCCTTTTACGTTATCTCTGAACTGCGCTATTTTTACCGCATGTTTTTTATTTTTAACATACTCAGAAATCCTTGATGCAACATAAGCGCATTCGGTTGACTTGCCAGCATAACCAAGGTTGTCAGCCGCTTTTATGTATGTCTTACTTAACTGGTCAAAAATACAAATGGCGCTTTTTACTGCCTCTTTTGATACCTTTGTAACCTGCTTTGCTCCGACCTGCCACTGTTCCGCTATGTGCAAAAGGCATGCTATTTTAATTATCTGCTTGTCCGCTTTACCCATGGCACCGCGCAACATTGTGTTACTGTACAGCTTCCCATCTGCAAGTTCAGGTTCAATTTTTTGACGGAAAGCAATAATCTCATTCATTGCAGGTTGAGCAATTGTCAAAACAACTTCACCGCAATTAACTGCCGTTTTTATCAAGTCAAAGTATTTGTTTTTTATTTCTTTTGGTGCCGGAGTCCATGAGTGGTGGTCACGACTGCCAAGCATAGGTCTTTCAGATAGCATTAAAATACGCTCAGAAACGCCGCGCCCAGACATACCGGCTTGCAATATACCCCTAATCGCCTCCTGCTGAGCCAGTACAGCAACGCTACCAAAAACAAATCCGCTTTTGCTGCCGCGACCTATCCGGCTTGAGCTTAGCCACTCGTTATCCCACGCTTTCAGGAATATTTCATAGTTAGCCTTCTTGCCGTTATCCCCTCCGTAAACATCGCCAAGCATAACGGTAATCGCCTCAGCTTCTGCGCTGATAATGTTAACCATGCCGCCCTGACGAAAAGCCATATCTTCAGCAGCCTCTGGCGTGGTGTTTGATACTGAATATTCAATGCGAGCAAGCTGCCTTATTTTTTCCTCAAGCTCTAGGATTTCATCCTCTAAATCCTGTCCTTTTTTCGCCTGATCCATCAGTTCTGAAAGCTCTTTTTCCAAACGGCGAGACTTCTTTTTGTTTTCCTTGTTTATTGCGTCAAATGCAATTGATACCGGTGTCGTGTAGAACTTGTTTACGCCGGACTTTCCAGAGCTTGGAGGCTGAGCTGTTACCACATACAAATTACAAGCGGCTTGATCGCTGTAATATTCATACTTAAAATTGCGGTTAACTGCAGCGCTCAAAACTGCCAACCCATGGATAAAAGCGGTATTTGGTGGGAATTTATATTCTTCACCGATGGACTTTGCTAGCTCACCAAGCCAGCCGCCATGTTTTATCAAATCGACATCAGCATATTCAGCATCATCTGAGCTTATGTAATCAATATCAGGCCAGTAAATAGGGTTCTTTATGTTCTGGCTGTGCAGGTCCATGGCAGCAATTGGCAGCGGTAGGCCGTTTTTTTTGCCGTGCTGTTGAGCTTTAATGAAATCTTCTGTTATCAATTTATAAATCCTTCTTCGTCAATCAGCATATTTTGTGCCTGCTCTGCAGTGATCCACTTCACGCCATGGTCATATTCAATTTGTCCGGTGGGGTAGTAGTAATCAACATCACCGAAAAACCGGTATGCAGCAGAAAGTGAATCGTAGGACATCTGCTTAATGTAAGCCATGCCAGCGCCAGAAAATTTAAATGATGCAGGGTCAAGACTAAAAACAACCGGCAAATTTGTTGCCTTATTCAGAGCAAATGCAGTTATCAGGTCGGTGCAAAATATTACATCATTGCATCCAAAATAGTCTTTAAACGCAGCTGACGCTTTTTTGTCAGAGCATCCAATTACAAACCCGCACTGCTTCGACCTTCCTGCAGCAATTCTGAACTTATGGACGCCATCAACCAGCAATAAGCAAGCAACTTTACCATTGTGGAAATCAAGCATAGGAACGGCGACAGAACTGTCAAAATCAAGCAGGCATTCATCAGTACTTATCAGTCCAGCCATATTAACTGGCGGATCAGATAGTGGCTTGCAATGCTTTAATGCTTCAGTTATTGATTGCATGGCTAAACCCGCCAAATAATCATTTTATCCTCTAGCTTTCTCTGAATAATCTTCCATCCCTTTCTCTTCATTTTCCTTGAGACTGTCTGGTATTTTTTAAACCATTCGCCATCTGAAAACAAAAAAGAAACAGAGTCGCCAATCTGCATAGAGTGAACAAAAAGGTACTCTTCTTTTGCTGTTGTTTTTAGCCTTTGGTCTGGAATTGGTAAGTTTTTATCGGTAATCAATTTGATTTCCTCACATGTTAATTAATGACGGTAAGAGTCAATATAATGCCTATAGTGCCCCACAAAGTCAATATGTAATTATCAATTTTAATCATAAATAAACCGCGGGCATGCGCGGGCACCTGCGGGCAGGTATGCCCCACGACGCAAGCCTTTATTCATGCTGGTTTCAGCATTCTGCGGGCATTTTTTGGTTTTTTGACTTACCAGAGTATAAATTTGAGCATAAAAATAGAGTAAAAGTGTAAGTAAAAATAAAATATATAGTAAATATGCCCCATATTATTATTATTTTATCTATAGCCCTTTGTTTATAAGGCTTGCAGCGTGGGGCATGATGTGCCCGCACACGCCCCATTACTGCCCGCGTTGCCCGTGACTTCTGCTGTATATAAACTCATCCGACCACATAACGCAGTCAGTGGTGCTAGTATTCTGGAGTCAACAATGGAGAATAGAAAAATGAAATTCAGAATACACGGCATATACGCAGACGGCACAACCGACACATGGCTAGTCGAAGGCGAAACAATCGAAGAAGTCAGAGCGCAAGCAATGGAGATTGTTAATTCTCGCAACCTTGCGGATTATTGGTCGGAGGAGGCTTGATTATGGCAAGCAACGGAAACTTACCGGCATATCCGGTTCACGAAATAATTAGTGCCTGTAGTGTCGATGGTAATTCTGGGCCTTACGATTTTTCAGTGGTTCATGCAGGACTATCAAAGCGTGAAATGTTCGCTATGACTGCTATGCAGGGTTTGCTTGCGGCAAGAGATGCTTCGTACACAAAAAGAACGACAGTAGTTTTTTCATCAATGGCTGTTGAGTTAGCTGACTCTCTACTCGCAGAGCTGGAGCGTACCAAGTGAACCAACCAAACGAATCACCCACAACAGCCGACCAAATCCAAAGCTGTACGCAATACCTCCTGGACCGCTTTGACTGTCACGCCAGAATGGAGCGGGTGCACGAATGGATGGACGCTGACAAGCTCACAGAAGCGCTGCGCAAGCACGAAGCTGGCGACCTGATGGCTATCAACCTGCTGGTGGAAGAAACCGCTAGAATGCTTTGCGCGAAGTCTGCTAAGGCATTGGTAAAAGCCAGAGGAGATAAATGGCGAGAGTTTTACGAGCGCGACGATTTCTAGTGGTAAGACCACTCTGCCAGCAAAGCCGTGATAGAGTGGTAAAAAATTAGGGGGTTTTATGTCGAAATGGATTAAGTGTAGTGAGCGTTTCCCATCAGAGCCGGAGCAGATGCTTTGTTGTTATGTTAAGCCTATTTTTGGTGTTCCAAGTAAAAGATATGAAACTATGTATTTTGACCAAGATGATGGCTGGCGTTATTGGTCAAACAACAAACCGGTTGGTTATCCAGTCACACACTGGCAACCGCTACCAGAGCCACCGGAGGCAGAATGAGCTTCAAACTAATCAAGCCGCCTCCATGCGTAATGGCTAACGGTCATTTTGTAACCAGACCAAGTCTTTACCGCGCATGTGTTACCGGCAACCGGAAAGAGTACGACGAGTGCGAACAAAAAATAATTGCAGCCTACAGCAAGGCAAATAAACAGGAGGGGTCATGAACGACAAAAAACGGGCAGAGTTTGAGAAGTGGTTTACAAGCCAGATTGACAGCGAATACTGCTCACCGAATGTCAAGGCGTTAATGTCTGAATGCTGGAAAGCCGCCATAGCGTCAGTGGTTGTTGAGTTGCCACCAAGACTGCGCGGCATTGATGAGCAGTGCCGGATAAATAACAAGGCTGTTGATATGATGCAGCAAAAACTAACCGAAGTAGGTATCCGCTATGAATAAATGCAAAACGTGCGACATGAATTGCTCGAGCATGTGCGCAAAAGATTGGGAGCCGTTGCCATATCCAAAAACAGACCGGAAACTGCTATGCTTGTGGCTTGTAGTTGCTGCAGTTTGTTATTTGTTTTTATGGTGGATGATGAGATGATGAGATGATGAATTTACAAGAAGCAAAACAAGGCATGTTGAGCGGCAGAAAATTCAATGAGTCAGAGGCTGAATACCTTGAGTCTGTTGGCTGTGAAATGGTTGAAATTACTGAAATTGGTGGTAACACTGAATTTCTAATTACAATGCTGCCAAAAGGAGTTGACTAATGACCAAACAAGCCGCCCTAGACTACTGCGCCAACAACGGCTACAGATATAGACCTGAATTCAGCCTTACACGTAACGCAGAGATTGCGGCTACTGAGGGCAAGATGGATGTGGCGGAAGTGTTAAGGAGCGTGAAGGATGATTAAGCCTATTTTAGCAATTACGTTTTATGCGGTCGGCTTCGGGTTAATTGCATATTACGCATCATGGGCAGCGCTCGGCGTTTTCCTTGTGCTAACAGCTCATTGTTTAGAAAGCAAGCATGGTAAATAGGGGCTTAACTGCCCCTTATTTTTGCGTTATACTCCCATAATACGGTTGTACCGTTAGTTAAGGAGTGAAGCCTGTGGCTAGACCTACGAAATATGATGAATCCTACTGCAAAATAGCAAAGAAAATGACAGAGCTTGGCGCAACTGATAACGATGTTGCTGAGGCTTTGGGGGTTCACACCGCAACACTATACCGCTGGCGCAATGAATACCCTGAGTTTCGCGAGTCCCTAAAGGTTGGTAAAGTTGAAGCTGACCAGAGGGTTGAAATGGCTTTGTACCGAAAAGCTGTTGGTTACACTCACGAAGCCGTCAAAATATTCCAATTCCAAGGGCAAGAGCTTATCGTGCCTTACACCGAAGTCGTGCAGCCTGACACGACCGCCGCTATATTCTGGCTTAAAAACCGGATGCCTGAGCAGTACAGAGCCAACCCTGAGCCAACAGATGGCGAATCAGAAGCGCCTAGACTGAATATAACCTTCGAGGTCCGCCAACCAGTAGCAGACGTATCAACGACAAATGCTAAGCCTTAGCGCACCGCAAAACACATTCCTGAATGGCCTGAATACGAAGTATCGCGCTTATGTGGGCGGCTTCGGGTCAGGAAAAACGTTTGTGGGCTGCTTAGACCTGCTGATATTCGCTGCAAAGCACCCCAAGACCGTTCAGGGTTACTTTGGCACCTCTTACCCATCTATACGCGATATCTTCTACCCGACCTTTGCAGAAGCCGCTGAGATGATGGGCTTTCGCGTTGAGATAATCGAAAGCCATAAAGAGGTTCACATTTACCGCGGGCGCGTTTATTACGGGACCGTGATTTGTCGCTCAATGGATAATCCAGGCTCGATAGTTGGTTTTAAAATTGCGCGCGCATTAGTGGACGAAATTGACACTCTGCCGAAGAAGAAAGCTCATGACGCATGGAACAAGATTGTCGCTCGCTTGCGCTTGGTCATTGATGGGGTGGAGAACGGAATAGGTGTAACGACTACGCCAGAGGGTTTTTTATTCGTCTACGAGAAATTCAAAGAGAATCCAACACCAAGTTACTCAATGGTGCAGGCCTCGACCTACGAAAACGCCGATTATTTGCCGCCCGACTACATACCAACTCTGATTGAAACATACCCATCAGGGCTGATTCAGGCCTATTTAAAAGGCATGTTCGTCAACCTAACATCAGGCAGTGTTTACCCAATGTATGAGCGCTTACTGAGGAGCAGCTTTGAATCGGTGCAGTACGGCGACAGGCTTCATATTGGCATGGACTTTAACGTCAATAAAATGGCGGCTTGCATATTCGTTGAAAGACCAGATGGGTGGCATTGTGTTGATGAAGTTTCAAAAGGAAGAGACACGCCATACATGATTGAGGTGCTGAAAGGTAGATATCCAAATTACAAGATGATTGTTTATCCTGACGCATCTGGAAAGAATACCAGCAGCAAGGGCGCTTCATTGTCTGATATTAACTTGCTGCAGCTGGCAGGACTGGAAGTCAGGGCGCATGACTCAAACCCGCGGGTAAAAGACCGCGTGACTGCAGTCAACAAGATGTTTGAGTCTGGCAGGCTAAAGATTAACTCGCTCAGATGTCCGGAGACTGCAAAGTGTATCGAGCAGCAGCCTTATGACGACAACGGCGAACCTGACAAGAAAGGTGGGCTCGACCACCAATCAGATGCGTTTGGGTATCCCATTGCCTACACATTCCCGATAGTTAAACCGCAGGTGGCTGGCCCTCGCGTAAGCCGCTAACTGGTCGGAGTTGTTAAGTCGTGCGGATGTGGTAGTATTTGTTTCAACGGTCTGGTAAACCGGAGCAGGTAATAGGGAATCCTGCAATTCGTCAAATGTTTGTGACTGCGGTTGTCTAAGCTAAATGCAAACGACACTGAGTACCGCCAAGTAGCCTAAGAAACTACGAAGCACAAGTTGATTACTTGTTTTACAGAACAATCCGAAGCCCATCGTCAACGGGCATTAGTAAGAGCATAGTGTAATTGGTAACATGCCGTCCTCCAAAGTCGCGCGTTCTGGGTTCGAATCCTAGTGCTCTTGCCAAATTCCGCAGAGGCGGTAATGTTTAGTTTATTGGTTTGGTGTTTAATGGTGTAGGCGGCTAGCACGCATCCTGCAAGAGCAGGGAAGTCTCAGGTTCGAATCCTGCCAAACACCAAAACCAATAAGCTGAATGCCAAGGCTGATTGGCTAATCATGCGAGCGAGCCTCTACAGGTTGCCGCTGGGGAAAACCTACTTTTAAGTAACTGACTATAGCCAAGGTCGCGAGTACGCAGGAGTAGGGGGTAAAACTAGGCGACGGCACGCGCCTATTGCCGCAATGCAGGAGTTCAGCACCTGCCAGCTTATTGCAAATGCGCAAGTTTAGTTCAGTGGTAGAGCACGCCAGTTTAGCTGGCGGTGTCAGCGGTTCGATTCCGTTAACTTGCACCATCCACCAGCAGATGTGAGCCTCAATCTTAGCTTGGTCATCCTTGCCAGCAGTTGCGGATTGATACAGGGTTAATCTGT